TACTCGGTCCGCTAAATGTATTGTGCGGTAACTGCCCGACCACTTGATACTTAACAGCCGGGAAAAGCGTGTTTTGTGGCACTATTGAACGGTACACCCGACCGTCAACAATGCCATCAAAAAGGGAAGTAAACGCATTAACTACGGTCGATCTATCAGGCATTATCCACCTCGTCTGCATAGTCTTTTGCGGTTCGGTTTACGAACTGCCTAACGTTGCCATCATACGCCCTGCGTAACCACGGAAACGCTGGCATTTTGCCGGTGCTAATTCGGCCTGTAACTAATCCGCCTCGTGTAGTTTTGCGGAATCGCTCATCGGTGCCGTACTCGATAATGGCCGCTAAACCTTGTGCATTAATTACAGGGAACTCGCTCGCTTTGTTTTTAACCACACCAATCCGTACACCAAACGGCGGCGCGTACTTTTTGGCCGCTGTTATACCTACCATGCGACCGATGCGAGCAGACTTTGAGCCAGCTTGCATTGCGGTACGCATCGGCCTTAAATTCCTGCGTTGAATTTGCCGAACGCGTTTCTCATCCAGTCGCTTTGCTTTGCGGTCTAAGTCGGCAATGGCCGCTTGTAATTCCCGCTCATTAATCTGTACGAAGTTCTTTCCCATTACTGCCCGCGCCCCCTCGCATCGGATTGCGGTGAAGTTGGCATAGCTTCGCAGTCTAACCGAATTAGGCCGTGCTCCCTGTATCGCGCAATGGCCTTAATATCCATTATCTGCTCCGTTTCGCAATCTATGAGCCTGTCCTGCTCCGTAATTGAATTGGTGTAATGCACCCAATATTGATTTGATGCCATTGCCACTTTTTGATTGTCGGCAAAACGCTCATTACCGCGCACGTATCGACGCGCTGCGAATGTGCCGTATAGGTCGGTCCATACCGTCACCTGCTGGCCATTTGTAATGGTCGTATCGGCACGCTGTAGCTTTATCGCATAATTCATTTCACCTAATTCGGGTATCATTAGCCAAACCTCATTACGCGTTTGTTTCGCAATACCTGATTGATGTAATGCTCCATTGCCTCTGTTTGAAGAGTCTTGCTGCTTAAGCTTGCCCGGTTCATGTAGCCCGATGCGACGGCCATTAATATTACTTGCTTATAATTCTGCGGTACCGTGTCGGCTGTTTCTGCTTCGCCAACTTTGTACTTTATTTGAATCGGGTATGTGCTTTTCTTATGGAGTTCAGGCAGGTCTTTTACATTGTCGAAAAAGTTAATCCGTGCCGGCAAATCGCGTTCCAGTATTTCATACAGGTCCGGGTCGACCGACTGGATATTTCCATCTTCGTCTTTATAGGTAAATTCGATTAACTCAACAAAAGGCGACCACGGTAAACCCATTATAGGCGACCAATCTTTGGCTTCCTTTAGCACCTCGGCATGTAGCATTTTGCGCTTTAATCGCTCTTCTAATGCTATGGTACCCGAATGTGCAAGCGTATTGATAACGTTAACTTCAGACGCACTACAAGCACCTTGTGGCAGTCGGAGCCATTCGATTACTTCCGTATCGCTTACCGCTTGCCGTATGTCTGTAAGTACTGTTATCATTTTGCTAAATAGTCTTGAATTTTTGTGGCCGATGCTTTGCCAATGCCTTTAATGACAGTCAAGTCGCTAAATCTGCGAACCTGCTCAACAGTTGCAATCCCTGCATCAATTAATGCATCACGGCTCGGAAAATCAGCAGGTAGTTTCGGATCGGGATAAACCGCGTAACCCTGATTGACAAGCTTTTCAGCCAAATCCGCCCTTACGTCATACGTCCGATTTCGGTAATATGCGTAGTTGAGCGGTGTAACTACAAAATGTATTTTTTTAGTCTGCATAGTTTTAAAATAGGGCAGGGATATTTCACCCTGCCCCGTTCGTTACCTATTAGTCGGTTACGATTTCCTTACAAATAGAGAAGGATTCATCGCGAGCAATCTGCTCATCTTTAAAGATGGTTGCAGTTAGGCGAACAATGCCTTGTGTATCTTTGGTGAACGGGTTGAGGATAAACTCAATACCGCCCCACTGTCCCAGATACAGGTCAGCCCAATTTCCAAATATCATGCCGCTCAAGTCGTCTGCTGTACCTTTTTCAAAGTCACTGCGGATGTTATTTGTTACAAGCGACAGATACCCGTTAACGGTGTTGTCGTCTTGCCAAATTGAACGGCCATCGCTTGATGCAAAGCGCTCGGTAACTTTAAGCTTACCTTTTACTTTGGAATTAGTAATGTAGTGCAGGTTCTGCTGAAGTGCATTTTGTGCATCTACCTCGGTCTCAAACCTAACTACATCGGCCCATGCAAGCTCATCACCGTTAGCGGCGGCAAAGTCGATAACGTTAACATTGGCTGAACTAAACAGCTTATTGAACGCATCGCGCTCCCATGCAAGGCCAATTTTGGTCGCAAGGTGATTACGCAGCCATGCCTCAACAGATACGTTGTTCTGACGCATTAACTGCTGTGTCATTTCAACGAATGCAGGAAGTCGATTTGCTTTCAGCTCGATTGAAGTTGTTTCCGGCTCAAGCTCGTTAGCTGCTGCGGTTTCAGCCTTAACAGCTGGTACAGAGTCGCCATCTACCCACTTCGGGAAACGAAGGTCGCCTACAAGTCCGGTGAAGCTTTGCGCTCCAGCCTGAGTAAGTACCATACGCTTGTAAAGAAGGTCGATAAACGATGTAGAAAGAACTTCCTCTACAAAGTCGCCACCTTGTGAACCGGCAGGGTCGCCAGTAGTTACGCCGATTTGCATTTTTGTTGCATCAGGCTTAGTAAAAAGCACCGATTGCGGAAGAACAAAATCGCCATTGGCTTCGGTGTTTTCGTTAATACCCTGCTGGATAACCTCAGCCTCAAGTCCAGTCAACCGACCGTTGCGGTGTTCTTTCATAGCTTTTAAAAAGCTGAACCCGCTAAAGTCTTTAACTTGGTTCGCATCAACCCCCGGAAGGCTATCAATCGGGTTGTCGCTGATTGCTTTTAGGCCGCTGAAACGCTGAAGAGTAGCGGCTTTCTTTTCGAGAGCCTCAAACTCGTTTATCTTTGCTTCGGCAGCTTCAAAATTATCTTCTGATAACAGCGCTTCCGCTTCTTTCTGCTTTTGCGCCATTTGTTCTCTAACGTCTTTTAGTTTAGACATAGTGATTAATCTTTTTTGCATTCATAGTTAAGCGCATTGACAGCTTGCGTTGCGTGTCGCGCATGTCATCTTCGTCTTTCGAAGCTTTGTCGTCGTCCTTGCCCGGATAATACATTTTATCGGCCAGTCCAAGGTCAACATATTCTTGTGCGGATATAGCAATCCCCTGATTGTCGGTTCCGCGGTTCATCAATTCCTCAATATCATCTTCGGTTGACTTGCCGTTCGTTGCTTGTGCGTACAAACGAATCATCAGCTTGTCAACTTCTTTCAATTCCTCGGCTTCTCGCTCTAAATTAGTCGTGTTCATGAAGCCAATAAACAAACGCATCGGTTTGTGGACCAATGGCAATGCTGTTTCGCTAATTAGGCGTTTATCGCCTGCCAATGCTATAAGAGTAGCAGCCGAAGCGCTAAAGCCCTGTATGCGTGTGGTTATTTGCGCCTTATGTTCCTTAAGCATGTCGTAAATTACAAGCGCGTCATTAACCGAACCGCCCGGACTGTTAATGTCNAGCCTAATTTGTGGTGTGTCAATTTGCGCCAACTTTTCGCGAAATGCTTTTACCGTGTTCGGGCTTTCTTCCCCTGTCAAGTACTCTTCCAAGTAATCGCGCCCGATGTGGCCATCAACAATTATAACCGTTTCATCTGCATTCGATTCGTTCACATAGGATTGCATTTTAAAAGAACCGCTGAACATTTCTTGTAGTTGCTCATCAATGCCGGAAGCCGACAAAATGCGTTTTTTCTGTTCGTGTAGATTCAACTTACTCATTGTTGTCGTTGTTTGGGTTTTGTATTGCATCGCTTTGGCGTACCATGTTCATCGGAACCCACGTCTCTTCATCAGGGAAGTGTTCTAATCGTTCCTTATCTTGTATGTATTTCTTGCTTAAAAAGCCCGGAGCGTTACGGCCTAAACCAATATTGTAGGCTTCGTAACGCGTCTTAATATCGGCAGTAATAAGCTGTTCAGTGTCCATCTTAAACATATCGATACTGTCGCGTGGCATTAGTTTTTTGCTAAACTCATCTGCAAACAGTCGGGCTATCGGATCCAAGCTTTCGCTGACGTACTCAATGGCCTGTTGCTCAATGTTGTTGTGTTTCGGCTCTTTACTCCCAAGCTTATACTCAGGAATGCCAACCAAACGCGCTATCTCGCCAATTTGAAAGATACGTGTGTTAAGTAATTGCAATGCTTCAGGCGGTGTGTTTACGGGTTTATACGTTTCACCCTCTTCCAAAAACATAGTCTTAAAGAAGCTGCCCGAATTAGCATAGGTGCTTTCCCAGCTTTGTCGCATTTTTGCCACTTCGCTATCGTCTGCATCCTCTTCGTCGCCTATGCTTATTCCCGCTTCTTTTAACTCGATTACCGCGTTACCACGGCCGCCGTTTGCAAAGAACTTGCTCGAATACTTTTCTGCAACTACGCCCAAACTGATACTGTTACGCGCTGCATAGACAAGCGGATTCATACCCTGCAATCCGTCTTTGCTCATGCGAAAAATATGTATTACATCCTCATCCGGGAAAAACGCTTGCTCCTCATCACTAAACGCAAATACCTTAACGCGCTCTTTCGGGTCGGTTTCGGTAGTCGTGTATATCGTCGTTTCCCACGGCATTTTAGGGTATATGCCAATCGGATTTCCTGCACGGTCGCGCTTTATGACAGCATACGCATTGCCCCAATTCACCAAGTGCGAAGTCATAAGGCCGTAGAATTGGCTCTGCGTTTGGTTCTGATTGGGATTTTTGCAAAG